CCTGGTACTTATGGCCCACTGGTCGATACTGTAGCAGGTGTACTTGGTGCAGGCAAGGCATTGCCAGGTGCAACGAGTGCAATTATGAAAGGAGCAATACCATTTACTGGGCCACTCACACCATTCGGGTTTAATTTAACGGATGGTGACCCTACATTTGCGACATTAAAATTTCTTGCGGGAGTTGCTGCAAATTATCTGGAGCAACCTGTTGGAGAAAAAAGTGTAAATAACGCTATAGGTGAACAATTAGGTTTTACGGCAGAAGATTCTTATACTCCTCCAGATAATAATTTTGGTTTTACTGGAGATCTAGATAACGGACCACTTTTTTCAGTCAGTAATTCAAATTCATTAGGAACTCCTCCAAGTGCATTAAACAATGCGGCAGGTAACGCTAGTGAAAGCGATGCTCCATAATGAGCACGCCTTCTTTGAAAGACAGTCTCAAAATTGATACGCCAAGACGCACGCCTAACCACAAGACTAAATCTCATGTGGTAAAGATTAATGATAACGGCACTGAGCGTATGATTCGTTTTGGACAACAGGGTGTGAGTGGGGATAAAGAACCTACATCAAGGCAAAGCTCTTTTAAGGCTAGGCACAAAAAGAATATAGACAAGGGTAAAACCTCAGCGGCGTATTGGGCTAATAAAGTCAAGTGGGCTGAAGGTGGATCTGTTGGTTATGACAGTGACCGTATTGATGCTATGGCAGAAGAGATATTAAACTTTGCTGAAGGTGGTTATGTTGGTGGGGATGAATATGGAGTAGCACCTAAAGGAAGTTTAATTGCAAGAGCGTCTACTGAAGTTCCTGTATCTGACACTGATTCTAAGTCAGTAACTGAAGAAGAGGTTAAAAATTTAGCTAATACATTAACTCAAATTGGTGTGGACATGTCTCCAGCAGGGACATACGAAGCAATAAAAAATTTACCCCAAAATGTAAAAGATTCTGTAAGTGAATATGATAAAGGTAATATAGGTAAGGCCACATTATTAATGGTATTAGGGACTGCTGGAGCAATACCAGGAATGCCTAGTAATGTAATTGGTAAAGCTGTTAAGGGTACGCCCGTAAAAGGCAAGATAAAAGTTCCTGCTACTCCTAAAAGTAAAAACATAGAACCAAAGCCAACAGAAAAAGTAAGTAAAAAAGTTAAGGAATTACGCAATCGTTGGGTAAATGCAGATGGAAGTTTTACGAAGGAAGCAAGCGAAGAAGCAAATCGTAGAGCAGGTAAAAAAATAGAAACAACAGAACAAGTACCTTTATCTAAATTTTTAGAAGACAATGTTGATTTAAAAGGTGGAGAGAAAGTTAAGTTGATAGCTACTCAGTCTGATAGAACTGCCACAAGTAAAGGAGGCGGTCCAGGTTTCAGTAAAGTCGGTGAAGAGCTATCTAAAATGGCAGATGAGATTGGTTTAAAAATTTCAAAAAAAGGAACGATTGAACCTAAAGAAGCATTGGAAATATTAGAAGATCCTCTTGGTCATCCTGTTTGGGGAGTGTTTGATAAAGGAACAGCAAGTTCACTAATTAATAGAAATATAAGAGAAGAATCATTAGGAACTAATGTAATTTGGACAACATTATTGGGTACAGATCTTCAACATATGAGTAATCCTAAAGTGTTTGAAGAGTTACTAACAAATTTTAAAAAAGCTGTAATTGATGGAAAACTTCCTGATGCACAAGCAGCAAAAATGAATCATAATTTAAAGTTATTAGGTTTTCCTGAAGGGGCTGATGTTAGAGATCCACAACTGTGGGATTTGGTTGATGGCGTTGGAACTTTTGTTCAACGTAAAAACATGGCAAAAATGATAAGGGGTGATACTCTTTCATTAGATCAAGAAACAAAAGACCTAATAAAACTAGGCAAATTACCAACAGCGTTACCTATGGGTGGTGTTAAATCTAGGATAATAGACGTTGATGAGATTCTTAATAGAACGACTGAGCCAGGACTATCTCTTGAGGCAATTGGTCCCAAAGCTGGAACAATAGGAAATTACGGAATGGTTTTTGATAATAATTCTTATCTAGCTCCGTCTATCCACGAAGGGTTTCCTACAATTGTAACTGGTAAAAGTTTACCAGGTGCTTTTAACACAACACCTATTGAAGATGTGTTTCCTGAATTTATGGGAACTCAAAAAACAAAATTTGATTTAAGATCTTTAGTTGCTCCTAAAAGAAAAGGAGGATTTGATAGAAGTTTTTATGGTATGTCAGGTCTAATGGGACAGTCACCTGCTAAAAATTTTAATTTAGATTTAACAAAAAAACCAGGTAGAGAACTTTTAGAAGAGTTAAAAAACGATCCAAAAAGACTTGAAGAAGCAATAAGACTTCAAGATGAATTTAATAGAGGCGTTGATGCATCAGGCAGAGGCTTACTTTCACAAAACATTACTCAAATGTATGTAGACGAGTTAAAAAAGAAAGGTATGAATAAAGGCGGTACGTTTGATGAATTTGAAGATGAAGAAAATGAAGAGGGTTCTTTAATAGTATCAGAAGAAATGAATCGTATTTTTTCTGATACGAGTGCAAACACAGAAGAAATAGAGATTCAAGAAATAGAAACTTCAGAAGAATCCCCATCAATCATTAGAGATTTTATAACTGGTATAAAATTTACTGGTGGTGAAACAAATGTAGAATATAACACTGACAAAGAAAAAGTTATGATGTGGGATGGAGAAAACTTAACTCCTAAAACAATTACAACAGATATGTTAATGGGTGCTACTCAAGGAGGTCTTACCACTACAGTTGGAGATAATGTTGTAGTGGATGTATCAGGTGGTCTTAAAGGATTTTCAGATTTTAATGATACCACTATTGAAGGAACACCAATCACAGGCGGTCTTACTTACATTGGTGATGGAGATAATAGACTAAGATTTGAGACTGAAGTAGATCCTAATGAGAGAGAACTTATAAACTCTAATCTTTCTGGGTCATATAATATGGGTGATAATAGACTTAGTGGTAATATTAATTATGACCATGCTAGTGGGAATATTACAAACATTGTGGGCAAGTTACAGCGTATGCTAAATGAAAACTCTACGGGTTACGGTAAAGTTAAATATGATCCAATAAACGAAAAGACTTCTGGTAAAGTAGGATATGAATATAGAGTACCTAACACTGGTTCCATAATAAATGTAGAGGGTTCAGTAGATCCATACCGTGACAACGAAACAAAAGCAATGCTTACATTTAAACGAGGATTTAACAGAGGCGGTTCATATGATGCCGATAAAATCAATATGATGGCTGACCAGATATTGGAGACATATGATGTCTGATGAAACAATGATGGACGATGAGTTACAAGGTGAAACTGTAGCTATTCCTAATGAGATTGCTGAAGTTGAAGACACAGACGATGGCGGTGCTATGGTCCGATTGGATGAGATGGAAGCAAACCAAGAAGATAAACTTGCACATTTTGCTAACATTGTTGAAGAAGTAGATCAGAGTAAACTTAAAACAGCGATCAGTGATTTAGTTGAAAAGATTGGTAGAGACAAAGAGTCAAGAGAAAAAAGAGACAAGCAATACGAAGTGGGATTACAGCGCACAGGTCTGGGTGATGATGCACCTGGAGGTGCTCAGTTTACTGGGGCTAATCGTGTTGTACATCCAATGTTAATTCAGGCGTGTGTAGATTTCTCAGCGCGATTTATGAAAGAAGCGTTTCCATCCACAGGCCCAGTTAAAAGTAAAATCAACGGAATGCAAACGCCTGACAAAGTAGAAAAAGCTAGGCGTAAAACTGAGTTTATGAATTGGCAGACTACTGAGCAAATGCCTGAGTTCCGTTCTGAGTTAGAACAACTGAGCACACAACTACCGTTAGGTGGTGGTCAGTATATGAAATTCATGTGGAACAATGAGCACCGTAGACCAATATCTGAGTTTATTCCAATTGATGATGTGTATCTGCCATTTGCAGCTACTAATTTTTATTCGGCTGAAAGAAAGACCCACGTTCAATACATAACCAAAATGGAATACGGACAACGTGTAAAGTCGGGTATGTATATTGATGTGGATCTGGGTTATCCGAATGACCCTGAGTACAGCAAGGCTACAATTGCAAATGATAAAATTGAGGGCAAGAGTGACACAAGTTATAACGAAGACGGTTTAAGAACTCTATTTGAAATTTACACATACATTGAGTTTGAAGAAGGTGATGGATTAGAGCCTTACATTCTTACAATTGACAAGACAACTAACAAGGCGTTGTCACTGTATCGAAACTGGGAACCAGACGATGCAATGAAAAACGAATTGGATTGGATTGTTGAGTTTCCATTTGTTCCTTGGCGTGGTGCCTATCCGATTGGATTAACTCAAATGATCGGTGGTCTAAGTGGTGCAGCAACAGGTGCATTACGAGCGTTAATGGACAGTGCTCATATTCAAAACATTCCCACCATGTTAAAATTAAAAGGTGGACCAAGTGGTCAGACAATAAGTTTGCAACCAACAGAGATTGCTGAGATTGAAGGCGGTGCAATGGTTGATGACATACGCAAGATTGCTATGCCATTACCGTTTAACGGTCCAAGTCCTACACTGTTTCAGTTGTTGGGTTTTTTAGTAGACGCTGGCAAAGGTGTTGTTCAAACATCATTTGAAAAACTAAGTGACACTAATCCGAATATGCCTGTAGGTACAACGATGGCTCTTATTGAGCAAGGCATGGTTGTGTTCAGTTCTATTCATTCGCGTCTTCATTCTTCTATGGGTAGATGTTTTAAAATTCTACACCGTATCAACAGTGCGTATTTAATTGAAGAAGACATAAAAGCAAATGACGTTGGACTAGAAGTAGAGCCTGCTGACTTTGACGGTCCATTGGATGTTGTTCCTGTTAGTGACCCTGCAATATTTAGTGAGACACAGAGGTTTGCACAGATCCAAGCGATTATGCAACGTGCTCAATTAATGCCTCAAATGTATGACCCTCGTAAAGTTGAGGAAATGTTTTTACGAGTAATGAAAGTTCCTGATTCTGAGGTGTTGTTAGAGCAACCAGGAACAGAAAACATGGACCCTGTGAGCGAGAATGTAGCTGCAGCTTTAGGTAGACCTGTTTTTGTTTTACCAGAGCAAGATCATTTAGCTCATATGTTGACACATTTACCTTTTTTGAAGTCACCACTATTTGGTTCAAACCCTGCGATTGTGCCTAATTTTCTATATCCTATGGCAATTCACCTAAGAGATCATTTGTTAAACTACTATTTGGTCGAAGCGCACACGGCTGTAGAACAAGCTCAAGCTCAAAATCTTATTCAAGAGGAAGCAGAGGATCAAGTTACTGTTATTGTCAAGGTTCAACAGTTTATTGAGCAACAATTAGGAAACTTTGGTCAAGAATTGGCACAAATTACGGAAGCGTCACAACAATTTGCTCCTAAACCTCCAATGCCACAGGATAAATCGCTAGAAATTGCTCAAATGACGCTACAACAGAGGTCACAAACAGAACAAGCTAAACTTCAACAAGATCAAATTGAACTTCAAGGCAAAATGCAACTTGAACAAGCTAAGATGCAACTTAAAACTCAAGAAATGGCTAATGATGATCAACTTGAAACAGCTAAAATTGCTAATGATACGGCTGAACGTCAAGAAAGAATTGCACTAGAACAAATGAAACAAGCTAATGAGAATCAAAGAAAAGCAGAAGAGCTTGCGGCTAGAGAAAGAATGAATACGTCTGATAATGAGACAGCTAAACTACTTGCTGCAGCTGAAATGGCTACGGGTGAGAAAGTTGCAGTGAGTACGGGTACAGGAATAAATCCTAACCCATAACAAATAGTGGTAAAACGTAAACGATGGCTTTTTTACAGAGTAATATTCCGCATTTTAAGTGTTGGGTGCGTAAAGAGTACACGTTTAACCATCAACAGTTTCATGGTGAATTTATTCATGCGATGGCAATTGCTGTTACTACATTACCGTGTCGTAGTTTAAGTTTTCAAATGATTTTTACAGGTGCTGAGACATATGACACTGATGAACCTAATGTTCATGGCGGTGCGATGTGGGCGAGAATGCCTATAACAGCATTAGTTGGCGATACACCATTTGATGAATGGCCTGTGCCAATGGCAACTCACGATGCACAACCGTGGGATTGTTCTTCAAGAACTCATAGTGTTTATGTATTGGACCGATGTACTCCATGTCCTTGGTTGGCAAAAATTGACGGAGAACTGTATCCTGCAAAGTATTACTTCACTGTTGACTACACTGATTCAGAAATAGGAGATGACCCTGCACAACATAAGCAGTCCCATGTTCTAGAACTTTTGGATGCAGGCCAATGGACAGGTAATATAGTAGCCTTACCTAATAATCGGGTTAGAGTTACGCACCCTGCGTGGTTTGAGTTGGGAGAAGGAGCACCAGAGTTTCGTCCATCACAACATATTCATTACAGCAAATCAGATTTGGACTATACTTTGGATGTAAATCGTGTTTTTGACAATTTATATACGGAGAAAAAAAATGAAAAAAGGAATGAAAAGTAAAGGCTATGCTATGGGTGGCATGAAGTCTAAAGG